TTTTAATTAAATCGGGGAAGTTGTTTGAACATGCTGACATCAAATTCAGCGAATGGCTGCCCGAGGTTTACAGGGTGTTGAAAGACGGTTCACACTGCTATATTATGGTAAACTCCCGCAACCTTAAAGAATTGATGATTGAATCAAAAAAAGCCGGGTTTAAGTTCCTGAATTTGCTTGTTTGGGTTAAAAACAACGCAACGCCAAACAAATTTTATATGCAAAAGTGCGAATTTGTGCTGCTTTTGCGCAAGGGGCGCGCAAAATACATTAATGACATGGGACAGGTGAATGTTTTTAACATTCCGAACATCATCGGCAATAAATATCATCCCACCGAAAAGCCCGTTGAATTAATGCAAATTTTTATCGAACAAAGCACCGACCCGGGCGACATCGTTCTTGAACCGTTCTGCGGTTCAGGTGCAACCATACTCGCATGTGCTTTGACAGGCAGACGTTTCGTTGCAGCCGAACTTGAGCAGCGTTACTGCGAAATCACAGAACAACGCCTTGCCGGAAAAGTAAAGCGAAATGACACTCTTGAGGGGCAACAAAGTTTATTCGGAGGTGTCAATGCTTGAAAAATACCTCAACAAAATAACACATGGCGATTGTTTGGAAGTTATGAAAGAGCTGCCTGACAAGTGCATTGACCTTGTTTTAACCGATCCGCCGTATGGCATAGGCATTAGTAGCCAAACCGGAATCGGTTATAAGGGATTTAATGTATTTACTCCCAAAAATTGGGACAATGCTGCCCCTTCCAGTGAATACTTTTCTGAAATATTCCGAATATCCAAAAATCAGATTATATGGGGTGGAAATTATTTCGGGCTTAATAGTCGCTGTTATTTAGTTTGGGACAAGGGGGAAGGCTTTTATAACAGAACGTACGCCGAAGCGGAACTTGCTTACACGTCTTTTGACGCGAATGTGAGAATATATAAACGCGATCCGCTGGCAAAGGGTGATTATCGGGGCAAAATCCACCCAACACAAAAGCCCGTCCCGCTTTTTGAATGGTGTCTGAATAATTATTCAGAAGAAGGCGACATCATTCTTGACTGCTTTTCAGGCAGCGGAACGACGGCTGTCGCCTGCCATAACCTAAAGCGCAATTTTATCTGCATAGAAAAAGACGAAGAGTATTACAAAGCAAGCTGTGAGAGACTGCAAAACGCACAAGCGCAAATGACACTATTTTAAAAAAGGAGAAAAACATTATTAAATTAAAATTCGACAAAAACAAAATAATCCTTGACGCTTGCTGCGGCAGCCGTATGTTTTGGTTTAATAAAAATCATCCTGAAACCATTTACATGGATAATCGCGAGCTTGAAGACGTGCTTTGCGACGGCCGGAAGTTAGAAGTCAAGCCCGACATTGTTGCTGACTTTCGCAAAATGCCGTTTGCCGACAATACTTTTAATTTAGTAATTTTTGACCCGCCGCATTTAATTTCGGCCGGCCAAGAAAGTTGGTTATGCAAAAAGTATGGGAAATTGGGGAAAGACTGGCAAAAAGACATCCGGCAAGGTTTTGACGAATGTATGAGAGTTTTAAGACCACACGGCACTCTTGTTTTTAAATGGAGTGAAATACAAATAACAATGAAAGAAATTCTTAGCGCAGTAGAAGTACAGCCTTTGATATTTCACAAAAATAACAGAACTTATTTTCTTGTATTTATGAAAGAAAGAGAGGTATTAATATGATACGAGATTTTTTTGCGGGAATTATAGATATTCTTTTGGTAATTCTTTTTATTTTGGTAGTGCTTTTATGCACTCCCCCATTTTGGGTTCTCGTAATTGTGATTTTACTTTTTAAAATCGCAGGAGGGTTGTCATGAAGCTGACGGAATTACAAAAAGACATAATAACAAAAATCGTCGAGGGCGAAACAAATTCTGAGATTGCCTCCATGCTTAGTTATTCTTACGGCAAAATTGCAAAAGAAATGAACAAAATTTACAGGTATTTTGGCATAAAAAGCGGCAACACAAGCACAAAGCGGGCAATTCTTTTGCGGGAAGTTATGAGGCTTGAATTTGCAAAATTATAAATGTAAACGAATTATAAGCACCGACATGAGCGGTTTACGGGCATTTTTTTGTAAGTGTAGTAAGTTGTTTACGGCAAAACCTGTTATAATAACAATCGTAGCAAGGTTTTTATTGCAAAAGCCCACTGGTACGAAATAAGGGAGAGGTATGACTTTTTTATGCTGCGGCGTTAAATATAGCAAAACAGACCCGGAAACGTACTGGTGTATTGAAATGGATTTGGTTAAAAATTACGGATTCACAAAAAAGAACGTGAACGGTGATAAGGTACAAAAAGAGGTCATCGAAACCCTTGTCTGCAAAAAGCACGGCTGTATGCAAGTTCACATCAAACGTTACGGCAAGCTGCGCGGCAGGTTTAAGATTTTAGAAATGGAAAAACTGAGCGGCAATGAAGCCGTTCTTTTCCTGAGTGAAACGGAAAAAATCCGCATCCGGCAGCCGCAAATTTGTCCGCTCAAAAATGTACCTTACGCAAAGCACCTTCCGGCTGTTTACCTTGAAATCATCAAACAAAACCCTGAAAGCGACATTGCGCGCTATTGTTACATTATGCAAGGCAAAGTATGGCGCGACAAGTTTGAAAGCATTGAAGTTCTTCCCGGAGTTGAGGTAAAACGCTGGATTCCTGATACCGAAAAAATACCTGTTAAGTATTCACAAGTTAGTTGATTATGGCTCAAAATAAAGATGTAAAAATTATCGCAGAAAAGATTTGCGTTTCAACATCCGGGCTTTGCGAAATTCTCAATGCGGACAAGTCAACGCTTTCCCGCTGGGAAGAAAAAGGCTGCTCGAAGGTACAACGCGGCTGGTGGTCTGTAAAAGATGTCCTTGACTGGCGCAATGCGTCTTTTGACAAGGACAAAGACCCTGACGAAATGAGTTTTGTTGAAAAAAAAATTTATTACGAAGGCAAACTCAAAGAGGCGCAGCTTGAAACCGTTGAACTGAAAAACAAAATCTCAAAAGGCGAATATATTGCAAAGGATGATATTGTCAAGGAAATCAGCCGATTTCTTACGATTTTAAAGCGTTCAATGGCGGGGTACAGCAAAAAGATTGCAGCGGAGCTTGCGCACTTTGTTGATAATCAGGAAGCGCGCAGAATGGAAAAACTCATTCAAGACGTTACAACGAACGTGCTTGAACAACTAAGCATCGACGGCGTATATGAAGCAAAAAGAAAAAAAGCAGACATATCAGCCCCCTGATTTTATCAAAGAAGCCCTTGCAACACTTAAACCGCCCGAACAACTAAAGGTCAGCGAATTTGCTGACAAATACAGGATTCTTGATTCAAAAACCTCCGCAGAGCCGGGACGCTGGAACACGCAACGCACCCCGTACCTTGAAGAAATAATGAACACATTTAATGACTCCGACATTGAAGAAGTGGGCTTTTTAAAGCCGACGCAGGTCGGCGGCACTGAATGCTTGAACAATATTCTTGCGTATATCGTGGCGCAATGCCCATCGCCGGCAATAGTTGTTCTACCGACCGATGACCTTGCTGAATACGTTTCCACAAACAGAATTCAGCCGATGTTACGGCTCAGTCCGAAGCTCAAAGAGCAGTTCCTTGATGATGAAAGCAAAATGCTTGAGTTGCAATTCAAAAACGACATGGACATATCCTTTGCAAGCGCAAATTCACCCGCAAAGCTCGCTGCAAAGCCTAAAAAATATATCCTGTGCGACGAAATTGACAAATACCCGAAACGCTCGGGCAAAGAAGCAGACCCGATTTCACTTGTAACAGAGCGGCAAAAGACGTTCCCGTTTGACAAATTCACTTTCAAAACTTCCACGCCGACAACAAAGCTCGGCGCAATATGGAAGGTATGGGACACGGCAGACGTAAAACTGCGATATTATATGCCTTGCCCGCATTGCGGTCATTATCAGACTTTTAAATTCCGTAACGGCATAAAATGGGGCGAGAATGCCAAAACAGCGGAAGAACGCAGGCAGACGGCTTTTTATGAATGCGAGGGCTGCAAGGGCAAAATTACCGACCAGCACAAACCCGCAATGCTTCGCGCCGGGGTTTGGAAAGATGATGTTTCCGGCAAGAATTTCAAGGACATAAAAAGCAACAAACGCCGCGTCGGATTTACTATAAACGCGATTTATTCCCCTTGGGTACGCTTCGGCGACGTTGCTTATCAGTTCACGATTTCAAAAAACGACCCGGATTTGTTGATGAACTTCGTCAATTCTTGGCTTGCAGAACCATGGGAACAAACCGAGGTCAAAATGAACTCAAACATTGTGCTTGAACGGCAGTCAGGATTTGAAGAAAACGTCATTCCCGACAAGGCTTTGATTTTAACCGCCGGAATTGACGTTCAAAAGGACTGTTTTTATTACGCAGTCCGCGCGTGGGGCG